TTCTCAATTAGGAATACCTTTTGAGCAAATAAGTGCTGCAATGTCTGAAATGACTTTGAGAGGTATTAGTGCCGCTGAATCTGCAACTGCTTTGGAAAGTTTGATGAGAAGTATAATGAACCCAACAGATGAAGCAAGGGATACTATCAAAAGATTGAATGCTCAAAATAAAGATTTAAACTTTCAATGGGATATTACAACTTTAAGAGCCAAGGGATTAGGCGGAATGATGGAAGATTTAAGTAAGGCTTCACAGGGTAATTTTGAGGTAGTTGGAAAACTTATTCCAAATATTAGGGGTATGAGAGCTGCGATGGTTTTGGCGGCTAATGATGGAAAAGGCTTTAATGAAATGTTAGAAGAGCAAGCTGGTCGGGCTGGGTCAACTGCCAAAGCTCTTGAAGAAGCTGATAAAAGTATTAATCGACAATTAGAAGCCGCCAGAGCTGAGTGGGATGCCTATAAAAGAAGTATAGGTGAGGTAGTTGCTAAACTTCAGCTTGAGTTTATGAAAGTTCTTTTGATTGTTGCAAAATATATTGATGAACATAAAGAGGAAATTATGGCAGTCATAGATGCTTTTAAGAAATACGGTCAGTGGGTTGGAAATATTCTAAAAATATTAAAGAAGTTTGGTGAAGGCACTCGTGATGTAATGAAAGGCGTAAGTGATTTTGCGAAAAAAATTAAAGACTTTATAGATGGCAATAAATTTTTATCTTGGCTTGGAAAAGCCATAGATTTAGTTGGGAAACTTGAAAAGAAACTTCTACATATTGCGTTGATGGGTCCTGCAGGATTTTTTTATGACCCACCTGAAAAAGGGCAAATGGACTATAGTAAGTATGCAAAAGAATATGCAGACCAGATGTCCCCAATGTACGGATTCACTCCACTGACAGGAGGAATTACTACTCCCGAAGTACGAGACTTTCCATCTTTAGAAGAATTACTTGGTGGCGACATAGATTCGGCGACAGATAAGATTTCTAAAATAATAGATAAAGTTACAAAAGAAATTAGTGAATTCTATGTTGATTTAGGTGGTTTTGCTAATGACTATACAGAAGCATTAGACGAACAAGCAGACGCTTTCGGAGAATCTGCTTTAAAGTATTCAAGATTTTTAGAGGACATAGATACAGAGTTATCTCGATTAACAGACAAACACGAAAAAACGATTCAGAAAATTGAAGATGATATTTCTGATGAGAATAGAAGTTTCTCTGATTCAATGGATGATAGAGCAAAAAAGTTTGAGGATACGATGGATAAAATGTCTCAGACTCACGCAGATAAGGTAGAAGATTTACAACATCAATTAGATTTAGAAATTGGTATGGGTTTGCGGGCTGACCAAGAAAAAATTAAAGAGTTAGAAAAAGAAATGGCAAGAGAGAATAGAGATTATGCTCAAAGTTTGGCTGACAAAACTGCAGAAAGAGAAGATGCAGATGCTGATGAACGAAGGAGAAATGGAGAACGCTTAGAAGATTTAAGAGAAAGATTAGCAGAGGAAAAATTAGAATACTCTCAAAGAACAGATGACATTAAATTAGAAATGGATAGAGAATTGGCTGATTATAAAGCACAACAAGATGAAATTAGACAAAAAACTGCGGATACTTTGGCAGGTATAGTAGAAGATTACCAAAAAGCATTTAAAGGTATCTATGATGCTATTAGAGAGTCAGGAGTTCCGTCTCTTTTGATGCAACTACCACAAATCACTGCGGACGCACTGGAGAGGTCTATTTCAGGGGCTAATGTATCAAGAAATTTATTAGCAGAACAAGAGTATGTAAATAATTGGGGGGGTATGTATGGTCGGTTGCCAACTTCAGATGAAATAAATATGGGAGTTTACGGAACAAGTGAAGGACCGACTCCTGTGAATGTAATAATTAATAATCCTGTAGTTACTGATGAATCTTATATAGATAAAATATCTCAGCAAGTCCAAGTAACTATTGGGGAAGCTTTCCGTTTAGCTAAAAATGGAGCTTACTAAAATCTATGGCTACACTAATTTTCAATTCATATAACTTGCAGACCAGTAATATTATCACTGAAAAAGTTTTGCATACTTCCGCACCAGAAAACGATTTAATCACAGAGAGCAAGGCTCGTCGAGATGGGAGTTTTTTAATGTCTAATTATTGGCGAAAGAAAACGATTTTTGTAACTGGGCATATTATTGGAACATCTATTTCAAATTTGGAAAGCCGAATAGATACTTTAAAACAAAATTTAGTCGGGCAGAAGAAAAGTCTTGATGTAGGATACGCAGGAGGAACACGAAGATATACTGCCACAGTAAAAAGCATAACCATAGAAAGAGAGCATTTTAATAGTTATTGGTGTCCTTTTTCAATTGAATTTGAATGTGCTAATCCATTTGGTGAAGCAATTTCCAGTACTACAGAAACTCTACTCGCTCAAACTTCTTCTCCTTTTAGCAAAGTAATTACAATGATTGGGAGTATTGGTGCATACCCTGTTATAACCATTGACCTTACCTCGGGAGATAATGTAACTGCAATAGAAATTAAGAATACAACACTCGGAGATTTTATTACTATTGCCAGAAGTTTTAGTGATGCTGAAAGCTTAGTTGTTGATTGTGAAAATTTGACTGTTCAAGTGGATAGTACAGAAGTTGATTTTACAGGTGTCTTCCCAGCTTTTGAAATCGGTACAAATACAGTTGATATAACTGTAACAGGAACCCCTTTCAATGTAGATTTAACTCTTGTATACACAGCTTCATATATCTAATCTTTATGCAAACAAAGTCTGAAATAATTTTAGCAAAGATTTGTAATAATCCTTTGGGAAGGAAGTTTTTAGGAGTACCAAAAAATAAAAGAATTTATAAAATAACAAAATATTCAGCTCATTTTTACACAGGAGAATCCTCTAAAGAAGGATTACCAATAATTAGCACAGGTGAATGTGTTTCTAATAGGAAGATGAAACTTTTTAATTGGTTAGAAACTTGGAAACCTATTCACTTATGCTGGTTATTTAGACGCTTAAACTTAAAAATTCCTAACTATTTTATTGGGGCAGACACGGGCGAACTTGCTCCAGGAACAACCGGCAACGATACTTCTGTGGGAACAAAGGAATGGTATTTAACTGATAATGTTAAATTTGAAGGGGGGTCTCCGTGTCTAAATACTTTGGGGGATAGTGATTTGTATAGCATAAAAGAAAATAGTATAAAATTAGTTGTTGGTGATGCAATAGTAGGCGATGAGAAAGCAACGGATACCTATTTACCAGAAGAGTCATTGACTGCCGTGTCTTACGGAGGAAGTGCTGTCTTGTGGGGGCTGTCTTTAACAGATACTCAAGTAAATGCTTCAAATTTTGGGTTTGTTTATTCTGTTAAAACAACTGCAGGAACAATAGAAACTTCTTACTATTTGAAAGTAACTAATTTTAATTGCTCTGTACCAAGCGGGGCAATAATAAACGGGGTTACTGTTAAAGTAGTCTGTTGTCAACATTCCTACACTCCTGTATACCCACAGATAGACTATGTTACTTTAACTGTGCATTATACTGGGTTATCTACTTCTTCAACAAGTATATCCGCACTTTCTAATTTAAAAAGTGTGTGTTCTTCTTTAATTTTGGGCAAAGCACAGTTAGTATCTACTACAATACAAACTCTGTTAGCAAAAGGAAATCTTGGGTTGCCTAATCTTTTGTCTGCCAAAGCAAGAATACAAAATACAAAGACAAAAGCTATTACCACCAAAGCAAATATTAAAGAAACTGGCGTTTTAACTAATATTTCTGCAAAGGCACAATTAATAGTAATGTCCTATACAACTCTTTCAGCCAAATCTAACATAATAGAAAGGGAAAGGGTAGAAAATAAACTTTGTTATAAATTATATGAGCCAGACGGAACTTTTATTAAGGTTCTAAGCCCAGATGAAATAATTTCTAACTTGACGATTAGCCGAACTATTAATGGTGGCGTGGGGGGAGTAACCATTTCTCTAAAAAAACCAATAGATAATTATGATGAGTATGATGCAGTAAAGAATCCAACGGGGGCAATCAAATACGGCAATAGATTAAAAATATTTTTAACTGATAGGTTTAATACAGATAAACAAATTTTTTACGGATATTTAGTTGCTATCGGACCACAATATACAAATGGTCAGGAAACTGTTGTATTGACTTTTTATGGCGCGGTTTCTAAATTGAGTAATGACTATTATAATATTTCTGGTACTCCGCCTTATGAGCCGACTGAGCCTGCTGGCTTTTATGTGGAAGAAACTGCTGAATCCTCTTCAAAAATTATTAAAAATATTTTAGATAATTTTATCTTACAAACTACCAATCCAATGGTTTCATATATTTGGGGAACTACGATTGATGATTGTGGTAACTCTGTATCTTACACTTTTGATAGAATGAAACATTTAGACACTCTGAAAAAAATAGAAGAGTATTTACCTACTACTTGGTATTGGTATGTAGATGGTGAGGGTGATTTGTATGTTAAAGACAGTAGTTCACAAACGGAGCATACATTAGTTATTGGTAGGGACATTGCCGAGATTAAATCACATAAAACTATAGAAAGTGTAGTTAATTATTTTGTATTTTGGAATGGGCGTTCAACTGCAGATGCTTCGTATGTTTTTGATTATGATAAAAATAGTGATTCACAAGATGATTACGGCAGAATTACTTTATTTCAGCAAGACTCTGCTGTATTATCAAGTGCAGTTTCAGATATTAGAGTAACAAAAGTATTGGCTTACCGAAAAGACCCTAAGCAAGAATTGACAATTGAAGTAACTGACAAATATAATATTGCAGGTATTGAACCAGGGCATAGAATCTGTATCAGGAATCTTCGTGATGACTTACAAACTACTTTTGCTGATGGTTTGGTTGTTAAAAGAATATCGTATAAAATTGACTCTGCTTTACTTGAATTAGGACAGATAGGGGGCGACTTAACCGCCGCAGTATCAGAGGAAGAAACTTTGATTAACCAAAGTATATCACAAGCTCAAAGTAGTATAGAAAGTATCCAAGCAGGAGATACTCCAATTACTGAAGCTAACATAGAATACAGTGGGAGTAGCTTTATAAAAGAAGATGTGATTTATAGTCCTGTTTTGGCAGGTATAGATGGTTATTTTAGAGATACTCTAACAATGGGCCAATCAGGAATTGCCTCTGTTATAAAATCTTATGGCAAAACAGATTATGCAGATGCAAGCAAAGGATTTTGGTTAGAAAAAACTGCTACTGATTACTCAAAATTTGAGATGTATTATGACGGAGATAATTATTTAAGATTTAATACTCAAACAGGTGTATTAGAAATTTCAGGAGATATTGTTTTGGGACCAGGCTCAACGATTACTTGGAGTCAAATTTCTGATGCCAACCCTCCTAATAGTGCGGATTTAAGTGAATACTCTAATGATGTAGGCTGGACAGATGATGGCAATTTAGATAAGTTACGAGAAGGCATCTTATCGGGAGGGACTTTCATTTCTAATAAAGCAATTTACTCTCCGATTATTGCTGGTGATAATGGTTATTTTCGTGATACACTAAAGGTAGGTGGTTCAGGAATTGGTGGATTGATTGCTTCTTACGGTAAAAGTTCGTATGCTGATAGTGTGGCAGGATTCTTATTACAAAAAACTTCTGGGGGAGCTGTTTATTTTGAAGTATACGGAGATGCTACTCATTATTTAAGATTTAATTCTGGGGGTTCTCCTACCATAACAATTAGAGGTGATTTGGTAGCGGATGATTTAAAATCTGGTTCTATAAATGCTACTACCATAACAATTACCAACTTGAACGCAAGTAATATTTCTACAGGAACATTATCAGTTGATAGACTGGGGGCGACTTCAATTGTAGTTGGAAAGTTAGCTTCAGATGCAACAAATAGAATATTTCAAAACAGTACTACAAAAACAAATATTGAAGCGTGGAGACACGCCAGTGATGTAACAAAAATAGATGGTGGTGATATTTATGCAAGGTCGGTTACTGCTTCTCAAGTTTTAGCACATACAATAACAGGGTATGAACTTACTACTTCTCGAATCGATACCACAGAGCAATCTATTTCAAGTAAATTGGCAGTCGGTGCGGCAATAACTCCAACTAATGCTTTCTATGTAAGTGGCAATGCCGATATTATTGGTGTATTGAATTGTACAAAATTAGGGTTAGATGTCGGAACTTCCAATCCTTCTGCACAAGGAGATATTGTATGCTATGATAGTGGCGGATTAGAAGAATTTAGAGGACAGCCTGGAGGGGCTTGGACAGGAACTTTTGATATGACTGCTTATTAAATTTATGCCAGAAGAAAAAATACAAAAAAAAGAGGATGATATAGAGGTAAAGTTTAAAAAACAAACTGCCAAACCTTTGTATTTGAATAAAACCAAAACACTCGTAGAACGACAGGCACATTATACTGAGGTTATAAATAAAAAAATGAATCCTATTCCTAAAGATAAGTTTAACCCAGATACTTTTGAACCTTTGGGTGATGTTGATGATATGGTAGCAATTGCTAATCGTAAAAGAAGCATTCCACCAGAAGTACTGCCAACTTGTGGGCTAAACCCAAAGGTATTTCGTGAAGGGCAGATGATAGGAATGTTTGAATCTAAACAAGATTTATATTTAACTATGGCTCATTGTATTAATCGTTTAACTAAACAAGTGCGTGAGCTTGAGGAAAAAGTAAATAATAATTAATAAAGAGAAAGAACATTATGACTAATGAAAACACAAACACACTAACTCTAATAGAAAAAGAGTTAGAAGAAAAATCGGCAAACTTTCAAGGACTTGCCACAAAAATTGCAGAAGCTAAGAAGTTTATTCACGACAATGAATCAAATCTATTGGCTTTAGATGGGGCAGTGCAACAATTAAGAATTTTAAAGGAAAAATTATCTTCGCCAAAAGAAGAAAAACCTTCTCCTGAAGAAACTTCAAAGGTCGTTGAATAAGTATCTTAACAAGAAAAATAATAATTTGTTATGATTAAACACATCAATACCTACATTCCAGAAAAGATAAAGAAAAAAGATGCTATTTATGAGTTAATTTTTGGAACAACGCAAAAAAAGCAATCCTTTAATTGGAAGCCTTATTTACCAGAGAGGGAAAAACAGTGGTGGATTCCTTTCTGCGTAATCTTTAGTAGATTAGATTGTGGTGAGGCGATGGCTAACAGGCTGGGAATTCAACTAAATTTATCTGATAGAAGATTGGGAGTAGAAAGTAAAACAAAAAAGAATGGAAATACTTTTAATAAAGTATCAGATACTTTTATAAATAAAGGGACAGACTTAGAATATGCAACTCCTTTTACTCAAGAAATGCTAACAGGTGGTTGGAGTAAGTGGGGCAGTATATTTAATTTACCACAAGCGGGAAAGAGATACTTTGGTGGTAATCATTCTTGGGTTCTAACCAAATCTGCAATGATTGACGCTTTAGAACATTCACCCTTACAAATTGCTGTTGGTGATAATAATACTAATTGGGAACGAGACGGAGAAGTACAGCCTCCTGACAAAGTAGAGTTTCATCACGCAGTGTATATTTATTATATTGATAAAAATGGTAGAATGTATGTAAGAGATAGTTGTGGAAAACCAGAAAAAATTTTAAGTAGCAATTACCCAATTACTTGGTGCAAGTCTTTCAGAGATTTGCCAGAGAATTGGAAGGAAGACTCTATGAATAATTTTACAAAAATAATTAAAGATAAAAATTCATCTGCGGTTGGTTTTTGGATACCTGCCATTAGTGAAGACACTTTGATTTCTATGGCATTGGGCTTTAATAAAGAAATCGCTAAAAAGGAAGATGGTGGAGTTGATTGGGACAAGATTATTGAGGGTGAATTAGAATTAACTAATAAATAAAAATATGGATTGTAATTCAATCTCATTAGAATTTATTTTAATTCATAATACAATATTAGTAATTGCGGGGTTTGTAGTTGGAATACTATTTGACCCGTGGAGAAAGTAAAAATATGAAAAAACTTCTTACACTTAATCAGAAATCAGCAGTTAAATTTGCAGGGCTATCCTCTATTGCGACTGCTTTAGTAGCTTTTGCTATTAATAAATTAATTGATACTCAGTTAAATTTTTGGATGTTAATAGTTTTGTTAGTAATTGGAATTGGAACATTTATTTATTTAGACCTAAGAAAAAATAAAAATACTCCTTAAGAGTTGACAAATTACTATAAATATACTATAATAATAGTATATGTCAAGAGTATTTACTAAAAGCCATAGAAAAAACATTAGTCTTGCCTGTCAAGGTAGAGTTTCTTCAAGAAAGGGAGTAATTTTATCAGAAAAAATAAAAATTAAAATGAGTAATAGTAAAAAAGGCAAATATATTGGTAAGGATAATCCTTTCTTTGGCAAAAAACATACACAAGCAACGAAAGATAAAATTAGTAATACTAACAAAAATAATAAATATTGGTTAGGAAGAAAACATTCAGAAGAGACAATAAAAAAAATGCGTAAAAGTTCTTTAGGTTTTAAACACTCTGAAAAAACTAAAAAGAAAATGAGTAACTATTGGTTAAAAAATAAAGAAAAAACAAATAATTGGAAAGGCGGTAAAACAAAGCTTGTTTTGTATATACGAAATAGTGCTAAATATAGAAAATGGAGAAAAGAAGTATTTGAAAGAGATAATTATATTTGTCAAAAATGTAAACAACGAGGTTGTTTTTTAGAAGCACATCATAAACTTGCTTTATCTAAATTATTGGATAAATATTTTATATTTTTTTTATCTCAAGCATATAAATGTAAAGATTTATGGAAACTTTCAAATGGTCTTACTCTTTGCAAAGAATGTCATAAATTAACCGATACTTATGCTAATAAAGCTCGATATATTGACATAAGAGGAAAAAAAAGCAGTCCAACCGAATAGACTGTCTTTCACCTTTTTATTTAATATAGTTATCTCACCTAAGCGATGGAGAAAATCTATCGCTTGTGGTGTCTTTTAAATAGCTTCGTTGTATAGACGGGTTTTTTTTATTTTATGTAATGCAGTACAACCAATGGCAACAGCATCTGCTTCATCACTGCCCATTACTTTATTCTGATTTTCTAACTTAACTATTCTTTGATATTCTTCTTTTTTAGCTCTTGTGCTAACTCCATAATAGCTACGGGTCTCTTGTGGGGCTATATCTATGACTTTACAATCATAATCAAACCCTATGCCTAATATCAGACCCCTGCATTGCCCTATCTTTAGCCCTGCTTGAGGGTTTCGCCCTATAAAGGGGGTCTCAACCGCCATAAACTCTACAATAGAGTGTTTTTCAAAAAATTTTATCACACTTAACTTTAAATTTCTTAGTCGACTATAAAAAGTATCCCCCGATAATTTTATTTGTTTAGACTCTATTAGTTTTTCGTCTTGAAAAAAAGCTATCCCGATTTGGATGCTTCCTGGGTCAATAGATATGAGTGAAGATACTTTTGCTAACATATTTGTATTGATTTTATTTATATGTGTATTGGTTAATTTATGACATTCCTTACAAAGAGTAACACCATTTTTCAAGCCCCACAATTCCTTACATTTTACTGCCTCTTCGTTTGTAACTATACCATACCTTTTTAAAATAGAAGAAAAAGATTTTTTATGGTGTACCTCTAAAAATCCACTTGCTTTTAAATGACATTTTTGACAAATATAGTTGTCACGCTTGAAAATATCCTTTCTCCATTTTACATATCTGGCACTACTTCTTATTAAAGAAGAAGATTTAGTAATACCACCTTGCCAATTATTTCCTTTTTCGCCTAAAGACGATTTTCTTATCTTTTTCTTTGTAGCTTCAGTATGTTTTATTCCTAATCTATACTTATTGCCTAACATTAAATTTCTATGGAATTTCTTTATTTTTTCTCCGTGTTTAAAACCTAAAGAATACTCATTTCCTAATTTAGCTTTACTCATCTTTTTTTTAGTTGTTTCTGAAAAAGGCTTTCGTTTCTTTCCTAATCTTACCTGGCGTATCTTCTCTTTAGTTGCTTCAGAGTGTTTTCTTCCAGTTTGAGCTTTGCTCATTAATATTCTTGTTTTTTCAGAAACCATAAAATTATTTTATTCATACTTTTTAGAATTTATTTTTAATGGTTATCTCCTCGTTAGAGCCAAGATGAAGGAGGTAATTTTGTATTTTTGACAGAAATATAGATAAGCAACCCAAAAGGACACAAACACCAATAAATAATAAAATAGCATAAACAATGTCTTTAACATTCTTTTTCATTTGTGAGGTCATAATAATATTTTAATTATCTAAAAAATCCTTACCATTTGTATCTACCCATATAATATTTGGGTTTTTCTGCGATTTTATTTCTTATTTTATCATTGTCGTGGCATTCTCGACACAGAGCAATTAAGTTATTAACATTATTACTCCCACCTTGGGCACGGGAGAGAATATGGTGAGCATCTACTGCTGGGTTACCACAGTACTCACACTTCCCTTGACACCTACTAAATATCGCCCATCTCGTTTCTTCAGGAATAGGAGTTCCTCTTTTTTCTTCTCGTTCTTCTTTAAAAAAGGTTTGAGTCATAAAATTAATCTTTCCTTTCTTCTTTTTTTTTTTGCGAAT